CTCTTCCGATCTCTTTGTAACGGCGCCGGGCGTCGTTGAGCTGCTTGGATAGCCTGGAATAGCTGCCATCCACGGCGTCGGTGGCCTGAAGTTCCTGCCGCCTTGCTTTGACCTGTTCCCGGATTTCGGCGTTTACTTCCTGCTGCCTTGCTTTAAGGTCAACCAGCTTTTTTTCCAGCTCCTCAATCGCTTTGGTATCGCTGGCTTTCTTTAGCTCCTTTTGAATTTCTGCGATTGCCCGGCGTAGTTCCTCGGCTGTGTTGACCGCCGTATCCGTGCCCTGTATTTGTATGGTAAAACCCAGTACCTTGTTAGCCATTTTACAACGTTTCGTGTACGGTGATGTAATAATTTGACCCGGCAAAGTGCGTGTTTGCATCTACCGTGATAGTTAGGCCTGCTATTGTCCATTCAAGTTCCGGGAATAAGATTTTGCCGTTATGGTTGACAACTATCGCAATGTACGGGTCAGGCAGCCCCACCACGCCAGAGGCCGCCGGGAGGTCAATCGTGTTCACCTGGTGATCTAGCAGCTGCATCCGGTAGCGCACGACCTGCGTTCCCTGTGTGCCCCCGCCAATTACCCCGGTGATGCTTCCCAATGTGGTCAGTCCGCCGGGCGTTGCGCCCTCCAGCAGCACAGGACCGGATACCTTTGCGGCGTCCGTGACGGACGGCAGCACGTCCAGCAGTAATTCCGTGCGCGTTGGCGACTGTGTGAGCGGTGCATATCCGTCTATTTTTTCAAGTAAAAAGCGGTCGGAATTGATTTCAATAAGTCGCCTGAATGAAAGTTCCGATATATCGCCCTCGTTCCAATCTGCAAAAACAACGTATTTGCGCCCTTCCTCCCACCGCCTAAGCTGGTGCAAGTGCAATGACTTGAACAACCCGCGCACCGTGCCCCCGTAGTTCGTCACCTCGTCGGCAAAAGACAAAGACCAATCCGCCGCGCTGGGATCGTTGTAATTCACTTGCCAGGCCGCCGGAAGTGCCAGGGCGTTTGTTGCGCTGGTTGACGGGTCATAAATGCGGATATAGCCGTCAATGCCGGAACGCCGCCCGGCAAAGTATAGCAACTTCGGATTTAGTGTATAGTCAGGCTCTGCGTCCGGCTCCTTGTTGTAGTCTTTGCCCCATATAAGCGGGATTTGAACAGCAAGGCCGCCTGAGCTTATCGCGGCTTCGTTTAGGTGTATCGTTTTAGCAAAGACGGAAGTATAAAGCCATGAAGCACCCGCCGGAAAACGGTCGTTAGGGAACCTATACCGGGCACTATACAGGCTTCCGGCTGTGCGTAATTCCAAAGTTCGGGTCGTTTCATCACCCGTGCCCCATGCTAAAACATAGTCTTGCACTTTGTCGCTGAGCAGTTCCATTTCCCCGCCCCGGCTAAGATCAATCCGCCCGTTTAGCGCGGTGGTAGGGGATTTCAAATAAAAGCCGTCCCGCGTGGTCACGGTTGCCGCCCCGTCGCCATTTGCCCGGTATGCGACGGTGAAGCGGTCGCGAGGCCGGGCGGTGATGGTCTGGCTAAGCACGTCGGTTTCCCATGCGAGGTTAAAGATTTGCGTAATATCTTTGATAAAGTCTTTGACCAACCATGTACCGGGAATGATGTACTTGTATTCCAGTTGCTCCCCAAATTCCCATTTTTCTTTTTCGGCTTCTATGATAAGTTGCAAATCCTGCATCAATATTACATCCGGGCTGCCTATGTCCTGCGCCGTCCAAAGGATTTTGACCACGTCCCCCGCGACCAGGTTGCCTATGTATTCCAGTTCAATGATCCCGGCGTTTTCTATGAATTGCCCGGCAACGGCGGAGCCGTTAACCATGATGTTTATACTGTCGTTGTTCGGATCGTAGTTAAACGGCTGCACAAAGCTAAAGCGGATGGAATACAGGGCACTGAGCGGCGCGGTATATTCCCCGGTGCTGGTGTTGTAGTTGCCGCCGCCGTCAAAGTTCGGCTCCGTGCTGTCGTCCGTCATTACAATATCAAATTCCTCATACCCGCCCGTCTTGGTCGCTGTGAAGCTGTCGCGGGATGCACGGACGTTGACAAAGTTTTTCAGGTAGTCACCGTCAACCGATAACGGAACGGGAACACAAAGCCGGGTAAAGGGATCATCGTCAAAGACACTTTGGAACTTATAGCCTATGCTTTGAAAGGCTTTGATTAGGATTTGCCGCAAAAACAAGGCCGGGGTAAGCTCAGTGTAATTGACCCGGTTATCCGCTTCCCACTTCTTCCACTTGACCACGATAAAGCACCCCTGGCTTAACAAAGGATCGCTATCCGTTTGCGCCTGATAGTTTGCCGCGCTCAAAGTAAAGTTATCCCACGGCAAATCACGCACCAATAGCCCGCCTATCTGCTGAAACCAGTCGGCATTGTTGCCAACAAAACTTACTTCGTAGTTCGCTGCCTTAAACCCGTGCCCCGTGCCGCTCAACCGCGCTTTGGTGAGCTGTGCTTTGCCTGCCAGGATAGGCACGCCGTTGACCTCGGCGCGGGCGGGCAATAGCTTGTTTGCGGTCGTCACGACGGCGGGAGCTTGGTCTATGTTTTGATAAATCTTGTGATTAATCTTTGTACCGGGAAGGATAAGGGAACGCTTCGCGTATGCGCCGCCAACGCCGCCGGGCGTTGCGCTGTCCACGGAATAGGTAAAGGATATGCGTTGTGTATCCTGCAATACCTCCGCCTCTTGGTTGTTTATCCAAAGTTTCAATTCCCGCCTCATAATTCCTGGCTTCTTTCGCGGTCAGCAATCAAAGTCACTTCAAATTCCGTCAAGGCCTCCCGGCTTTGTTCGTAGGTTGCATTTCCTGCCAGCGTTACCACGGCCTTGTATTTGCCGTTAACATCCAGGTACACCTCCGGGCTTTTGCGCAATGTGCGAAGCCAATCACCTTGTTCCGTCGGTATGCTTTCCCGGATTTCAATTTGCAGTTCCCCTTCGTTTTCCGTCTTGACCATGCCCCGGGCGTGCGCCGGGGCTGCGGGGCTGAGTGCGACGTTCCAAAGCGGCGCAAGTTCCCCGACCGTGCCGCCGTCAATTTGCTTTCGTGTTATTTGTCCCTGGAAGGTGTATTGTTCGCACCCGCCCAAAGTGCCCATCCAGTACACGCGTTGCGCCCATCCGCACCGGGGCACAACATCCAGGCGGCGAAGTTCGCTTTGTCGCGTGTAGCTTCCGCCCGACCATGTGCCCGCGCTGTATGTGTAATAGGCTATGTTCACAAAGCTGGTAGGCAGTGCGCCGTTGAGCACGACGACCGTTCCCGTTCCAGTGAGGTTTGCCGGACCTACACTCAGACTGTTTACCCGCTCATCGTTAACGCTATCCCCGGTCGCGATTACCGTGCTGCCTACCTGTGTGCCCGCCCTATTGTAGTACAATAGTTGCGCGGCGTTTGTCGCACGGCCTAACCAGGATACAAAAAAACTCTCCGTTGTGCCTACCTGCTGCGTCGCTGGTCCGGTGGTCAGAAACTTGAAATCACCGCCCGCGCTGGGTGCATAGTACGCATCCATGGATATCGAAGCCAGTCCGCGAATGGCCGGGAGGGCGTAAAGGGTATCGGAGGTTTCGGAGGAGGCGGAAACGGTTTGCAGATATCCATCAGTGCCCCGTACCTCCAAAGTAGTCACAATATTGTATTCTGTGAAAACATCTGAGCTGTAATACAATTCTTTTACGCCTAAATTGCCGAAAATCGTTGTTTTTTGATAGGTGTACGGGGCTAAGTTCCGGGCAACGACGCTTTGTGCGTCAATGTCAAACAGGAAATCCGCGCCGCTAGAAAACCAGGGCTTGCGGAATGTTGCCCGCTTTGTGCCCCAGGTGTACACGTCGCAAATCAAGTACTCGGCCTCTGCGGTCGTCGTTCGGCTGTTTCGAAACACCAGGGGCAACGAAGCGGCGGAAATGCGGGCGGGTTGATACAGGTAGCTCATCGGTTAAGGAGTTGTGTTAACGGGGTAAAGAAAAGGGCGTCAAAACTTTCGTTCACGGCTGCCAGGATCAAGGCCTCAAACAATGCTTCCTTATCTTCCAGGGCTTCCTGAATAAAACCCGTGCGCTTCCCGGTCTGGCTATACCTGGCACTTGCTTTGGTCGGCATTCCCTCCCGCTTGTGCTTCGAGGCAATGGCGAAGGCAATACTTTTGGCCTCCCGGTCGCTTGCCGCTCCCATGCGAAGTTTTGCGTATCGGATTAAGCCGTCAATGTACTTACTGTTGCGCGCCCCGCTGCCTGGGCTGTATGGAATCCGGTTTGCAGGAACGCCAGTGTTTAGGTGCGCCATGTAGTCAAGTACATAGCCTTCGATAACGTAGCCTTGCGCGGTTTGCGTTATACGGGTCTCCAGCTCTTGCACCGCCTTTCCGGTCAGCTCATGCCCTTGCGCTTTCCAGGCAATTGCGACGGCTTCCAATGCCAGTTTTGCGATTTGTTGTACTATACTGTCCATATCGCACGAATGAATATTACTTTGCCCGTATGGGTTAAATCAATGGTCACGCTGTTTGCGCTCACCGTGCATCCGGTGTTGAGCCGTGCGCCGTTTGCAAATACATCCAACTGCCAGGCCGTTGTCAGGTCTAAGTTGTTGGCCGTCCAGGATAGCGTAAGGCCGTCGGGCATTAGTGCCGGGTATGTTTGTTCGCCCTTTATCCAGGTGCTGCCTGCGGTGTCCTGTGGTGGCCATGGAATGCCGGATGGTATTGCGTCCGGGAAATTAAGCGTTGCGCCGCAACTGGTATTCGTTGCCATTTGAAAGTTAATAACTACGCTAATCAATCTTTGTTGCGCTGCAAAGCTATCCAAGGTCATAGATACGTTGCCTATGATCGCAACGCCGTCCGGGCGCAATGCTGCCAAGGAACTGCGCAATGTTTTCAGCCAGGCGGTCGCAATGTTCATCAGGTCACGCCACTTTTCCAACTGCGTTGCCTCGTCCACTGTCCCGTCTTCATTGTAGCCCAACAAATCATCAAAAAACAACTGTACTTCGTAAGTGTCTTTGTGGTTTGTCATATCCTGGCTAATCGTAGGCACTGCGAACAGCACGCGCGGATACATGGTCATTCCCGCGCCGAGGTCGCGCTGTGCGTCCGTTGCGCGGGGGCGGAGGCGGTCGGAAGGCCAGCCGAACCAGTAGGAGGAAAGGCCGGGCGTTGATGCGCTAACGGCGTCGAACAGGTTGGATATTTGTATTATGGTCATCTGCTAAATTATCTTCTGCGGATTTTGCTGCAAGGTACATAAACGCTTCGTACAGGTTGGCCATCTCCGCACTTTTCAGCGGCGTGGCGTCCGGGCGGTTGAATATCCCGGCCTCTGCCAGGCGTTTTAAGGTCAAATACCATCCGTAGTTCTGAATTAGTTCACCGCTGCCTTTGCGCGTTGGACGGCCAGCAGGGCGGTAGAGGTCAGGAAACCGCTCGCGAATTGTTCGCTTTGTTTCATCAAAAAAAAAGCAATCTCCAGGCCTTGTTTAAGCGTCAAGGCCTTAAAGGTCTCCCGGTTGCGCTGATACACTGCATCGCTGTACGCTTCCCCGGCCTTCCTGAGCAGCACGGCGCAAACGTCTATCAGGCTAAGTAAGTGCCCGTTCTTTAGCCGCTCGGCGTTGGCCTGGAACTGTGCCGCCTCGGCGAACTCAATCACCGTTGCGTTTGCCATGTGCTTTTCAGGTAGTTCATAGGCATCGCCATTGACCATATAGACCTGTTTATATTCATAACTTGCACCGGGCGCAATGGCCATGCTAATTTTTCCGAACAGGAACTCCAGCGTCTTGACTTCCATCCCCTGCCCTTCTTTGCCCACAATCTTTGCATAGGGCACGCGGGTAAAGTGTGCGACTGCGGAGGCCATGTAAGGTATCATTTTGGAAGCGTACCATAGCTCGTTCATAGTGTCCAGGGCGTTGTCTATATCCGTGCGTGCCTTTTCGTATTCCAGTAGCAACTGCGGGAGGATTTGCCGGGCTTTCTTTGTCGCCCCTTGCCCGCTTAGCCATTTGCCAAGCGCGGCGGCAATATCCTCAATGTCGCTATGTGCGTCAAGGCCTGCCTTCTGCATCCAAGGCCGGAGTTCCGGTTCCAGCGTTTCCAGGCGTCCATGTGCGGCGCGTAAAGCCGGGATTTCCGGCGGCTCCTGCGGCGCAATGTGTTCAAGGAAATGCAAGTAATCACCGAGCAGTATATCATTGTTCGTTTCGGGGTACGTGTACTTTGTCTTATCCCCTGCTAATGTAAATACCGTCATTTGCGCCGTGCTTTAACGGGCTTTTCCGGTCCCGTTGTTGGCGTTGAATTATCTGCAAGCACTGTTCCCGCCTCCGGTGCTTCTATGCTTTCCTGGGGCACGTATTGCGGTTGTGCGGCCTTGCTTTGCCGGGATGGTATATCCTGGCGTGGGGCGCCAAGTATGCGGGCGGCTTTGTCAATGTGCTTGTAAGCAAGCAGCAGCGCGCGGCGGTTTTTTTGCCGTTCACCTGAGCGGAGGGCGGCAAATAGTTCCGTGCGAAGTTCGATTAGTTTGTTCTGCATATATTTTTATTTTAAACCCATGCTAATGTATCGTTGCCCCATGCAAGGCGGGCGAAGGCATAGCGGCTCGCGTCGCATCCGTGATTGTGCGCATCGACCGGGGTTGAGCTTTTCTTATCGTTCCATACGTATTGGTTCAATTCCCGCTTGATGTTGTGGCTATCCTGCGTGACTATTATCTGATAATCCTGCATTTTCTTAATACCGTCAATGACGCTATCCGGCCCCTTGTCCGCTTTGTGGATATTGACCTGAGCGGAGGCAATGGCGGCAATGAGGCGCGGTTCGCTGGTGTCGGCAATGACCATGCTTTCCGTGCCCGCTATGCGCTTTACCATGCGCACGGTGTCGTCCGTGCTAAGTTCGGTGGCGTAAATTTCCTCTTTCAGGTATATCCGCTTTGCGGCGCTATCAACGGCGACTTTGACCATTGCAAGCGGGTCAGGCCAATAGCCAAAGTCAAGGCCGAAGGCGTAGGGTAGGGACTCGTCAAATTCGCCCTCCTTCCAGTTTGTGAAAATCGCACCTTCCGCCCGCTCCTGCCATTTACCAAGGAATAGGTGTTCGTACTTCGCCCGATTGCTTTCCCGTAGTGACAGGATTTTATTAAAGTACTGCTTTGGTATGTTTTCCAGATTGTTCAGGTACGTCGTGTGGATATGTAGCACCTCTGGGTGTCGGCTTATCGGGATTTGCGCCCCGTCAATGTTCTTGTATTCGGTATAGCCTTCAAACCACTTTTGCCAAAGAAAGTGCCCGGTGTCCTGCGGGTTCATTATCAAAGTCACCCGGTTGGGCGCATCTGATGAGCGCACGCTAAAGTCAATGGTATCGAATGCCGCTTCGTCCCGGAACTCCTCGGCCTCGTCCACCACGAACCGGGAAAGACCGGGGATAGATTTTAGCTTTGCGGTTTGGTTGCCGCTACTGGTCTTAATCCCGGCAAAGATGATACTATTACCAGTGCCTAAGTGCTTAATGATGTTCTTTGCCTGGCTAAAGCGCCGGGCAATGCCTGCAAGATCCAGTTTTTCCTGAAATTCCGGGATGATGGATATTTCGGCAGATGAAAGGGTGTAGCGCGTGAAAAGTGTTTTATGTGGTGCGCTTTGCGTTAGGGCGTGCGCCTCGGCCAAAGCGACGCTAAAGGATTTAGCGGAGTTCCGGCCTCCGGTCAGCAGGATGTATCGTTGTTTGGTTTCCTGGAACAGCGGTTTATATTTCGCTTTGATGTTCAAAATACGCTTCGTCTTTGCTATCGTCAACAAACCGGATTACCGTCTCGACCGGACCGCCCTCTGCACCAGTGACCTCCGTGCGCTGCTTTGGCATCCCGTATGCCCGGTTAAGAAGAATTTCAGCGGCGCGGAGATTGCCCTTTGCGGCTTCCTGCCTTAGCTTTTTCAGGATGGCCTCGGCTGCGGTCATGCCGTCCTTTTCTTCGCCCAACACGTCGGCTAAAAGGCTATCAAGTGCGGGGAGTTTGCGCGGGCGGCCTTTTCTATTGATGCGCTCCGGGTGCGTATCAAAACCGTCGCCACGCTTTAAATTATCTAATTTATTTTGTTTAGCCATCGGCTGTTATTCGGTTGTTTATTCTATTTCAAAATTGATAATAACTAACCCCGCCAATCGATTTGTTTTCTAATTTCTTCTTCTTCCGGCTCAAAGTAATGAAAAGCCGAAGCCGCCGCCCAGTCTAATCGCGATGCCGTTGTCATCATTTGATTCGAAAACGCTTGTGTATTGCCACTTAATAAAACACTATTAATTGGTATTTCCTCCGGCTCCTGATACGCCTGCTCCAGGACTTTGGGCACGGCAACCAATGCCGCCAGCTTCGCAAAGAAGCCTCGGCGGCCTTTGTCCGGTTTTCCACTAAACAGGCCAGAGGGTACTAAGTCTTTTTCGTTCATAGTTCCAGGTTTTGCAGCACCTTTAACCGTGCTTCGTTCAAAGTACAAAGATGCAGGTTTTTTTCCACCCATGCACGGGCGTCTGCAATGCGCTTAACCCGGTCAACTTTGCCCGCTTTGATTTCATTAAGGATTTCGCCAAAGTCGCTTTGGCTTTTGTAGGTCAATAAGCCGGGGATGTCAAATTCCGGGAACCCTGCTGGCACAATGGGCAATGCGCCCGCCCAAAGGCATTCCAGGGCAAATATGTTGCTTTTACACCGATTAAATTCATCGTGGACAAGCGGGAAGAAACCGTAATGCGGTTTTGATTCCCGCATGAGCTTAAAATAGTTAAACAAGGTCTGCCATTCAACAAACTGTGCGTTTTCTTTTGGTATGTCAAAGGCCATCCAGGTCGGCAATCCACAAAACACCGTCGTAAAGGCCGGGTCTTTTAGCATAATCCGCAACGCCGCCTTTATTGTATGCAGGTCTGCCATGTGCGTTGCGCTTCCCCGCCATAGCATCCTAATTGGCTTTGTCACCGCTTCCACCTCTTGCATAGGATGATCATCCGGGTTCCAGGCATTGCGCACCATCGTTATTTTTTGCGGTGGCAAATAGTTGGAATAGTATCTTAACAGGGTAGGGGTAGAAACAAAAAGATGGTCGCAGTAGTCCAGGGCGGTGGTGATGGTGTCCCGTACCTTTTCAAAGTGGTGCGCCGCTGGGTTGCTGTCTGGGATAGCGTGGAGTAGGTCGTCAATATCGAACAGGATTTTTTTGCCCATGCGCTTCGCCTCCTGGATATAGCCTAAAAGCTGGTTGCCGTTCGGGCGTTGGAACATAACCGCGTCGGCCTGGTAAATGTCAAACCATAAAACAGCTTCCGGGCTTTTTACGTCCAGGGTCAGCACGTCCGGGCGGTCTTTTGCAAGGCGGGTGAATGGTCCGACCGTTCTGTAATAGTCGGTTCCGGGACTGGCAGGGTTGGATATGATAAGTAATTTCATGTTTTAGTTTATGCGCTGAAAAATCCTATTGTGAACAACGTTTCCGATGTGCTGCCAGTTCCCCATGCCCGGCCACTTCCCGAACGGCGGGAGCAGCGTGTCGACCGCCCGCGAAACAGCGGGGTGTCCCGCGAAAAAGTGCTGAGGCAGTTTTAGCATATTGGCGCAATCGTCAATAACCATGTACCCGCCAATGGCGACCGTTTCCGCATATAGCCGAATGTCAAACCAGGCCTCTTCGTAACTATGCCCGCCGTCAATGTACAGAACGCTGAGGGCGTCTAATGGATCAAAATTCGCAAGGTATGGGTTCATACTTTGCGAAGGGTACTGATGTATCATAACGGGTTTTTGCACTATGCCCGTAAGGCCTGTAACAAAACCTATTAAATCCGTCACGTCGCGGGAATAGTCGCAGCTTCCATCGTATCCGTCCGCGCCGTTCATTGGGCTAAGGCCGATAATTTGCCGGAAACCAAGAAGCCGCCAAAGGGCTAAGATTTGGCCTTTGTGTACACCGATTTCCAGGGCGGGGCGGTCGTGTAATTGATTTGCGCGTAAATCGTCGTGGATCAGTTTCCACATCCAATAAAACGACCGCTCGCCAAAACCGTACCCGTTTTTTTCCACGTTGTCACGCAGTTGGCGCAATGGGTGAAAGGCGTTGACCCGCTCGGCAAAATGATTGTTTGTGTACGCGTGAAAGGCTTCGTCATCTTTCCAGGCTCCTGCAAATTCCTGAATGGTATCTATTCTCATGCGCCATATTTTTCGTAGGCCGTCATATCCGTGCCCCCGTTGCCGTGAAGGACAAAGGGGCGGGTTCCGGTCACCAGGTTAACAAATTGCCCGTCCTGCTCGCCAAACTCCCCGGGCGTATGGAATGCAACGGATTGGAATATTTCACAACCGCTATCCAGGGATAAATTATATTCATTGCTCAGAAACCTATGTGTGTGCCATAGTTGATCGTCGTCGCTAAACCGGATCGGATGTTCTTTAACCATGCGCAAAAATGTCTTTCGTGGCATTGTCCATTGCCCGGCGTTGACAAACCGCCATGGGCTTTGATAATCGGACGGGTATTGCGGTGCAAGGCTTGCATCAGGCCAACAATTCTTTTCCGCGCTTAAATACCCGTAATCGGTTGAAGTTATCCAAATATTACCTGGGTACTGCCTAATAAAGATACTATCGTACCCGTCTATGTAGAAAATTATGTCCGCTTCGCTTTGCCGGGCATGGTCTGCCACTGCGTGTACCTTTGTCCCCCACCCCCTCCATGTCGCGGTGATTACGGTAAGCGGCCAGCCGTGACGGTCTGCGCTGCGCTTTAAGCGGTCAAGGCCGGGATGGTGTCCGGCGGATGCGATGGTCAATATTTCGATTGTTGGCGCGGTCATTGCAATGTGTTTACAAACGGGTTGTAATAAATAGGCCGCTCCCAGGTCTTGTATTGCCGTACTATGTGTTCATAAGCCTGGAAATCTTTGTTTGCCTCGGCCTCTTTCCACTTTTGGTAAGGCTTATCCCCTGGGTCTATGTGGTCTATTTCGATATGTGGCAGAAATACGTTGATGAAACCGGCCAGGTGACAACGCACGGCGGCAAGGGCGTCGTCATAGCCGTATAGGCGGGGCTGGAATAGGTAGCCAATCCGGTCTAACAAGGCACTGGAATACATTTGACAGGTTCCCATAACGTGATTGACTTTTTCTCCGATTATCCACCGCTGACCGAGTTCATGCGGCAAAAGGTATAATTCGGATTTATACCAGTCCGTTCGGTCGGGGCGTTCTATGCAGTCTTTGCGCTTTAGGCCGCATATACCAATACGCGGGTCGCGCTCTATTGCCTCCTCCAATTCATCCACCCACCCGGCGCGGTAAAATTCCACGTCGTTGTCCATTTTCACGGCGTGTTCGCCCGGCTGTCGGTGCTTCCAGGCCAGGTTAATGGCCTCGGCTGTGCCCAAATTGACCGGAGAGGTGATAAGGTTGATGGAATTAGGGAATTTATCCAAAAAAGCCTTTGTTTCCTGGCAACTTCCGTTATCTATTACAAAAATCCGGTGACGGTTTAGGTCAACGGTTTGGATTAGGCTTGCAAGCGTGCGCTGGGTGTATTGCGTCCGCTCGTTTTCCACGGTGTCATAAACTGCCATTGCGATTAGTGCCATACAAAATAATTTAGTGCAAAAATACTGTTTTTCTATCAATAAATTCCTGTATTCAGGTAACTTTCAACGATTTGCGCAAATTGTTCCACCGTCCGGGGCACGGCATACCCATACCCCACCCCCACCGCGTCCGCTTCAAACTCCCGCTGCTCCGTGCTTTGCCGCCCGGTTTCCGTTTTCATTTCGATAAACAGCCCGGCCAATTCGCCGGATGGCACTGCCAAAAACAGGTCAGCGACGCCCGGCCTGGCCCCCTCGGCCTCCAGGCGTTTCCAGGCCTTTGCACGTTGAAGTGGCGTTCCTGCCAGCTTTGCGCCGTTGGGGATGGCGAAGAGCAGGCCAGCGTACTTAGGCCATTTCATGCGGAAGAGGCGGACGCATGCGGTTTGGAGGTCGTGTTCACGGTGCTTCATTCTGATCCTCGTTCCCAGTATTTTAAATCAACAAAACTACCTTTTCTATCAAGCAAGCCCATTCTTGAACTTTTTAACTTATTACAAAATCCAATTCCAGGCCTTGTTGCTAAATAGTGTTTTTCGCATACGTTGAAAATTATTTGCCCCATTATGCTTTTATGGTAATTGGTCGCAACTTTGCCGCATATGCAGCAAATCTTTTCGTTTTGTTCTGCCATTTTACTTGATTTTTTCTATTATCACCACACGCCCTTTATGGTGCTTCAAGAACTTATAATCCTTCCACCCGGCGGCGGCTGCCTGCTGCATTGCCTGCCCATACAGTTCGCGGATGTCGTGGCAATGTCTAATGTGGTCTGAGCTAACTTTTATCGTTTCCTTGGGCTGTTTCTTACGTGCCATATTGGTTGTTTTGGTCCGGGCTTCCGGTTGTTTTTGTAAATCGTTGGTTGATTGTTTTCTTCTATGATCTGAGCGGCGTTGTACACCTCGGCTTCCAGCTCTTTCGCCGTGTTGGCCTGGATTACGGCAATGATTTTGGCTTTAGAATCCCAGTTCTTCATGGTCGTTTGGTGTGTAGGTTGGAAATACGCCTATCGCCCGCTCGGCATAGTCGCGAAACTCCGCTGTGCTTGACTTAAACTTCATCCACAGTGTGCCCGTTGCCCCGTTGCGGTTCTTTGCGATAATCACCGCGCACGCCCCGCGCGTGTCCGTACCGTCCGCGTCCTCCATAATGTTGTAGTATTCAGGGCGGTACAGGAAGGCCACGCTGTACGCATCCTGCTCAATGCTGCCGGATTCCCGGAGGTCGCTAAGTTGCGGTTTTTTGTCCGCCCGGCTTTCCACGGCGCGGGAAAGTTGGGATAATGCGATTATGGGTATATTCAATTCCTTTGCAAGGGTCTTCAGTCCCCGGCTAATCGTGCTTATCTCCTGCTCCCGGTTGCCCCGCTCAGTGCCCGGCGCGCCGCTCATCAACTGAATGTAATCAACTATCAGCACTTGCATACCTTCCCGGCGCATTGCGCGGGCTTTTGCTTTAGCCTGGAAAATGCTTAAGCCCCCGCTATCATCTATCAGGATAGGCAGGTCTGCAACGCGCGTCACGGCATCTACATAGAACCTATAACGCACATCGTCCAGGCGCTTAGGGTTCATTACCTCTTGAAGGTCAATACCTCCGGCCTGGCTAATCAGGCGTTGCATAAGCTGTTCTTTGCTCATTTCCAAACTAAACATGCCCACTTGCACCCCCGCCGCTGCCATGCGCCGGGCGATGCTGACCACGAAGGCCGTTTTGCCCATTCCGGGCCGGCCTGCCACTATGTACACTTCGCCGGGCACAAGCCCCTGATAATAGTCGTCCAGGTCTAAAAAGCCCGTTGGCAGCCCCGGGATGGCTTTGCCGGAGCGGATGGCCTCGGCGTGCTTTAGCACTTCCATGGCTATGCGCTTAGCGTCTTGTGCGGTGCTTTGCACCAGCCCCGCGCTGAAGCTGTACATGGATTGTTCTGCCTGCTCCAGCAATTCCAGCGCGTCGGTCGTGGGGTCGTTGGCGGCGCGGATCAATTCCGCGCTGACCCGTGCGATTTCGCGCTGGATATGTGCCTGATAGACCAGGCGGGCATGGTATTCCAGGTTTGCGGCGGAGGCGACTTTGTCGGTAAGCTGGATAAGGAAGTAAGGGCCACCTATGGCGTCCAATTGCCCGGATTTCTTTAGCGCCGCTTGAACGGTCAGGATGTCCACAGGCTTATAATCTATGTGCAATGCCCGGGCGGCTTCGTACACATAGCGGTGGGCGGATAGGTAAAACGGGTTGGCGTCGCCGAACACGTCCAGGGCTACCTGGATGCTGTCTTTTTCGTTTAGGATAGCGCCTAAAATTGCCTCCTCCAGTTCCGGCCAGGAGGGCGGCGGGGCGCCAAAGACGAAGCTATTTAGTGCAGCTTCCTCTTGGTCAATTCGTTTGTTTCGTTTAGTGGTCATGTTTTTGCTTTAAGTTAAAGATTTTACTTCATGTTTTCAACTATAACGGCGATTTTAAGCAGGTTTTTCATCACCGCCCCAAGACCAGCCCGGTTGGCATATTGCGCCCCGTCGCATAGTTCTTCGATAAGGTGCTGCATCCATTGCGCGCGCGTAAGGTCGTCCCTGTCCATCGTGTGCCCATACTTTTCAAGTCCTTTGCGCTCGGAAGTGGCAATGTGGTTTTTGATATTGCGCTTTGCGCGTTCGCTGTCGTGCAGGCCTGGCAGTTCCGTGGCTTCAAGTGCGTTTAGAACGGTAAGGGTATTGGCGGCGGGTAGTTTTTTTGCGTAGGCCATTAGAACATTGTTTTTTGGTCATAATCAAGTGCCTTCATCCACACCTCCGCCGGGCACCAATCCGGTTTTGGGTTGGCGGTGTCCAGTGTGTAGTATGCCGTGTGCTTTATGCCGTTCACGTACACGCGGGCGGCGGGGAGGTGTTCCACAACCTCGAATTCGTAGGTAATTTTCTTCGTGTCCATAAAAGTGATATTTGGATAAGTGTTAAATAATACTGCGTCGGCTTCGTCCTGGTTCAGCGCGAAGACGGTGATGATACCGCCGCCCTCGCTGGATTGGTAGCGGAATGGGGTCATAGCTTTGGTAATTTAACGGTTACTGTTTCATTCTCTGCCTTCGCCCCGCCCCTCCCCTGCCTAAAGCCCGGCTCCCGATTTGCCCATGCCTTTAGCCCGGCAATGTGCTTCGCCAGCCAAAGCTGCACCTCCCCGGGGTCGGTGGGCACGGTCAGCGAAAACCAGTGCCCGCGCTGCTGCTGGTTGAGGAAGTATGCCTCGGCAAACTTGGATTCCGGAAGTTCAAGGCCGCGGGCGGCGGCGGCGGAAATTAATGTATCTTTTGCTGTTTTATAGGCGTCAAGGTTTTGGGCGGTTGTTAGAGGAGTTGGTAATTTTTCGTTACCAAGTTGCGCGGGCTTTTCCTCTATCTCTAAACTGTTTTTAATAACTGTATTAATATGTTCACTTTTTTGTGAAGGTTGCTTTAACGTTTTCGTGTGTTCTGCTTTCACGTTTTTGTGAAGGTTCTTATTATTTTCGTGAAGCATCGGAACTCGCAATCCCCTATTCCTTCCATCAAAAAATACCTGCTCAACATAACCGCGCTTTTTCAGGTCGCTAATCATGTTTGCGCACCTGCCAGCACTTACGCCAATGAATTTGCCTAAGTATTCATTGGAGGCAAAGCACCCCTTATCCGGGTCATTGTCCAAACTGTCAATCTCAACTAAAAGGCATTTTTCAGTGATGTTGGTGTCCGGGTCAAGCCAAAGGGCGGCTGAGATCCATACCCCTTTAAAATCTCGTTTCATGCTTAAAAAAATAAAGGGGATAGGCCACCACGCTCTATCCCCCATTCAGGATTATATCCTAAGGCGTACGTTAGGTGGTGGTCAAACGTGCGCCTTTTGCTCTACAAATATACAAAAATTAGTCAAATAAAGCTATTTGATTATCAATTTTAAATCTGCTTTTGCACTCTGCCAGGTTCAAAACCGCCTGTTTGTAATAGCTTTCCTTTAGCTCAATTCCTATCGCTTTGCGCCCCATACTGACCGGGCTGTAAACCTCGGATCCAACGCCCATAAATGGCGTAAAAACAACTTCCCCGGCATTGGTGTACAAATACACCAGGCGGTCAATTACATCAAGCTGCAAAGGGTGTACATGCTTTTCGTCATCATCTTCTTTGCTGTCTCTGAATGGCAAAACATTGTCACCGCGAATATCGTCCCAAACGCTGGAGGCATAGCGCTGCCAGGTTATATGAGATAATTTATTCTCCGCTGGATCGCCTTCAAATGCTTCCCACTTCCTTTTAAAGTACTCATACTTTCCGTACTGCTCTTCGTGCATTGGCAGAAAGGGTTGTGCGCCGAAATAATCAAACTCAGTTAGGCCTTTTGGGTGCGTTACAGGGACTTTGTTTTCCCCGCCCATGCGAAACACTAAAACATAATCAGGCAGCGCGGGCATGCACCGGGTTGAATCCTCAACTATGTTTTTGTGCGTAAGGCTTTGGACCATTGTCCTCATGCGCACTTCCAGGGGTTCCTTCCAGATAGTAATACGGTTGTTGTAAGTGAAACCGTGCTTTAAATGCAGCTTAATAATTTCATGCGGAAAGTCCCAAAGATTGTGCTTGGTGGTCTGCGTAATAACGTCTTGGCAATGCACGGCAATAATGCGACCGGGCTTAATTACTCGGGCTGTTTGTTCTATTAAAAATTCATAGTGCGTGAGAAAGTCCTCAAAACTTTCATTATTGCTCATATCTCTTTTGTCGCTGCTGTAAATGTAAAGTCCGGCAAAAGGAGGGGAATAAACAATAAAATCTATGCTATCATCAGGCAGTTCCTGAATTACATCAATACAATCGCCATTGTACAGCGAATAATTTTCTGCGTGAAGCTGATCTTTTACGTTTTTCATAAAAAAGATGGTTTTGAAATTGGTTTATCAAATGGTTTAACGCTTAAATCTATTTGTTGATTTACGGCCTTGTTAATGATCTCTGTAAATTCTTTTGCCTTTTGGGTCTTGTATAACAGCGTTTCAATTACCCGTTTTTGTCCGTCACTCACTACCAAATCAACGGTAACGGGCTTTGTTTGTCCAAACCGCCAAAACCTCCGCACGGCTTGATAATACTGTTCGTAACTCCAAGTTGGAAAATAAATGGTATGGTTGCAGTGTTGCCAGTTTAGGCCAAAGCTGGTTATCTTAGGCTTAGTAATAAGCCTCTGAATATTGCCCTCTGCAAAGTCTAATAAAATAGCCTCTTTACGCTCTAAAGGCATGCTGCCTTTTATCTGTACAGCCTCTTTGTCTATTTCATCAAGTAAATCGCCCTCGTCATTGAAATTACACCAGTACACGCATACCTCAGAAGCAAGCTCATAGGCCTTTTCAGCACGTTGCTTTGTAGTGCCTTGTTGCTCCTGCCTGACCTCCGTCATTGTCTTTGCAGCACGGTTAAACATCACTATCTGCCCATCAATAACCCAGTTGTTTACATTGTAAACTTCGTGTACTTGTTCCGTAAGTTCTGGTAGTGAATATTTGTCATCACTAAACCCAAAATCAGAAGGCTTTTTCATGTGGATGGACCAGGTAGTAAGCCAACTAAAAAAATAATCTTTTGCGTGTGGCTTCAAATACCATTTACTGCCAATGTCCTGCGGCCTGATGTTGTTCTCGTTATTCCTGAAAAACTTTTGCAGCATGTCCATGTAAGGTAAATAGCCCAACGCCTCGGAACTTGTTCCAAACTCTATGTAATCATTAGGAGCAGGGGTAGCTGTAAATAAAAACCTGTATTTAACTTTTTTCAGGAATCCGGTAATCTGGTTTTTAATAGCACCGTTGAAATTCTTCAAAATACTACTTTCGTCGAGTATTACACAATCAAAGTCAGCACTATTAAATTTGTCAAGGCGCTCATAATTGCAGACTACAATTTTTGTGTTACAACTGCCATCTTTTGAGTACATGATCCGCTCCATCCCAAACCGCTCTGCCTCCTTGACAAACTGAAAAGCCACTGCCAAAGGTGTAATAATTAAAACAGGCTTCCCGGTCGCCTCGGCATAGTTCTGAGCTATTGTCAGTTCAATTAAAGTTTTGCCTAATCCAGTGTCCAGGAATACGGCACACCTGCCTTTGCGGATCGCGTACTCAGTAACATGCCTTTGGTAATCAAACATTGCAGCGGGTATGTACTTCGGCTCTATCCCGTAATCTTGCTGCGTGTGTTTTTTGGATTCAATGAATGTTTTGTAGTCCATAATAAAAAACAAAAAGGGGACAACGCTTCCACACATTGCCCCCTTGTTAGGAGATTATCCTAAAGCGCTTATCCGGTGGAAGGCAGATAAGCGCTTTTATTGCTTCTACAAAAATACTAAAAAATCCGAATTTGCGCCGTATGTGCTGAAATTCTTTTTACCGCCGCATCAAAATATTCTTTATCCAGTTCGCACGCCGTCAGGTCAAAGCCGTTTTGTTGCTGTGCATGGCGGGTGGGTTGGTTAAGAAAAAAGCCCCCGGCGTGTAACGGAACGCAAGGGGCTATTAGCCAATAAAGGCCTTTGCGCTGGCCGTTACCCCGGCGCAAAAGCATACGCTAAGATACGAAAAATTCGGAATCAAATGTTATTGAAGTATCATCTAAATCTTGTTTTAAATCTTCTAAAAGTTCATCTATTGTTTCATACATATCGTAATGGTAAGCAAATATATTTGAATCTAATGCAAAAGGTGGTCCAGGGGAAAGAATATACTGATAATAAGCTTCTAATTCATTTTTAACCGGGAAAAAACCTGATACTGCAATACCAATAACAATATATTGCTGAATCCAACAATGCTGCCTTGGTTTTGATTTCAAAATTGGTGATTTATCTTCATTTGCACGCAAAACATACACTATGTCACCAATCTTCCACCGCGATTGGTTAACTATATTTTTTAGCTTCATATTTTTAATTTTGGCTTTATCAATTTTTTTAAGTGCATGAAAAAAGCCCCCGGCGGTAGGAGTGCGCCGAGGGCTAAATGGTATGGAATTAAAGAATTTTTGGAAGATCGGAATCGTACTTAATTACAAGGTTTTTGATTTCCTTTCCTTGTCGTACGGCATTCCAGCAATAAATGATAATGTGTTGCCTCATTTTGCCAACAAGCTTAACACCGCTCATTTTATCCTGTTCAAGTTTTTTTCTAAGTGCGTAAACTGGATTAGTAGCGGTTAGATTAAGGCCTGAACTAAGCTGATCAAAAAACGAGAATGCGGTTTCTCTGTCTTTAGCCAAAAATATAAAATAAAAAGAACCGTATTCAGTACTTGATAATCCAGAAAATCGGTCATACCAGCATTCTGATTGCTTTACAATGTCAGTAATTTCTGGATGCTTTTGGATAAAATCAATAACATCCTGATTGCTGATGCTTGATTTGCCATTCATGCTTAACAAATGGCCATTGGATGTATAAGTAACTAAATTTTTTTGAAGCCCGATAATTGCCTTTATAGTAGCTGCAATTTTCGTTGTATTCGCATAGCCTTCAATTTTAAGCACATCGCCCGCGCTCCTGGTTCCTCCCGTATCAAGCACTTTGAAAACATCGCTTTGCAGGTTAGTAACAACAAGCACGGTCAAAGAGGTCAAATTGCTTTGAATAAACGCTGTAAGCCTGTGTTGTCCGTCTATCAACCTTTCGTAATTGCCAACAAATCGAATTGGGTCAGCAGATTCAAGCCATTGGCCGTCGTTCATTTGCTTAATATACGAATCTAATTTACTTCTTCTAAGGTTGCGGTTGTTTTGGTTCTTGGTTAGCCAAAATTCAGCCTGTTCTTTAGTGATAGTCAAATAATGAATTTTAATTGACTTGTCATTCAGTGACGGGAAAAGTACCATAATGAAAATTTTAGTGATTAGAAAATACTGTTGAAAAGCCCCCGGCGACTAAGCACCGGGGGCGAAATGCCTATGAAAACTACTATGCAAAGTCACTTATTCAAGTACCGCT